CTAGCAGTTTAGTAATAGGCCCACCCTCTGCAGCAGTACCATCGTGTGTGTGACCTGAAGTAACAGCAAAAGCAGCTAGAAGCTGATCGTACTCGTTGTTAAAGAGGTCAGCGGTAATGGTATCGCCATCAGTGAATGATGATTGTCTTGTGTATGTAGCACCCATTTAACGTCTTGCTCCTAATTGATATTCTAGCTGAAACCCTTTAAGCGAATAAGGGGCTGTTGTTAAGTTGTCATTTACTTTTAATGCAACAGAAAACCCTGAACCTTCTACCGCTTGTCTTACTAATGGTTGTGATGGCCCACCAAATACAAACCTAGCACTACCATCTAATGAACTAAACAAAGCAGAACCAAACTGAGAGAATGTCTGAGTAGAATCAAAGGGATACGCATCAGGTCTAGTAGAGTTAGCATCTTCGTTATCGTATCTAATAAACAAATCTGCACTAATAGTAGACTCAGGTTTAAAATTAACAATAACTCTTTGCATATGCTTTCGGATACCTGTGTCTCCAAAACCCATGTCGGCACTTCTGTATCTACCTAGTATGGGTGTACCATCAAAAGTGTTACCTTTTTCTTGCCTGTGTATAAAGCCATTGAAGTCACCATGTAATACTATAACATTACCTTCTTCAACAAAGCTATCAGTAGCTGAAGGTTTAATCCCACGTATTTCAGAAAACTCATACTTGTCAGCTTTCATTACACAGATAATACCCCTTGTAATATTTTCTGCTTGGTTTGCTTTAGTAAAGAATAATCTATACTGTGTCTTATCTTGTATAACAACACTTTCAAAAAATGTTGAGTCTCTTATATTCAAATCAAATACTGACTGTACGTTCTTACTAATAGTACCAAGTTCAGTGTCACCAATTCTTGCAGTAGCAGCAACAGTACGAAGACCATCAGGTCCAAGGAATAGTAAGTCACCACCAAATTCTTGAATGGTATCACCATTAACGCAACCAATATTTCTAGTAACAGCTTGCACTGCAAAGTCACTAGAAGTAGAACCTGTTAGTTTAAATATTCTGTTTGCACAAAAGATAAATAAACTATCACGAAAAACTTTTAGTCCAGTAATGTCATCATCTACTTTAATGCTACCAGCACCAGAACCGCTAGTAAAATTGTCTTCATCAAAGGGTACACTAAATACTAGCTCTGCAGGTGTAGTAGATTTACCTGCGTAAAACATGTGAGACTTATAAGCTGCTACAAACTTAGAACCTGTTACACTACTAGCACTTACATCAGTAGCTGAGATAGCACTATTAAAAACTGTAGGTACATTTGTTTCATCAACAACAATAATCTTATCATTGCCATCAAAGTTAAATCTTTCAAACCTATACTTTACTGCATCTGTTCTGCCCGTATCTCTTTCTGTCCAGTTCTCTGAGATAATAGTATTGAGTGTATGGGTTGCTGCAGTAGTGCTAGAAGTTGCACGTGTTACCCCTGTAAAGGTAGTGCTTGTAACTCCTGTGTAGGTAAATATCTCTGAAGTTATTTGTAGTGTACCACTAGAAGAAAACCCTGTAGTGCTATCTACTGTAATAGTACCAGAGCCTGTCATACCTGTAGCTGCTAGTATCTTTACAGACAACTCTGTAGAGGCAGCACTAAATATCTTTTCACCTCTGGCTGCTACTACTTTGTTTGCAAAGTTAGCTACCATTAATACTTTTTCAGAATTGCTTGATGTAAAAGGAACTACGTGATTTATAAATTTACTGTAGCCATCTATTCTTCTGTAGCCACCTTCAATGTCTGGTTCAAAGTTTTCTAGTTCTAGTGCCTCTCCCGGTTGCATAAGAAAAGTAGAACGATTTAAAACTAAACCGCCCTCACAGTTAAATGCTACTGGTTGTACTTGGGAACTATCAGGCATTAAAAGGAAACCCCACCACTAAATCTACTAGGTCTGTAGACTACAGTTGATCTTACGTACTCGTATTTATTTATAAGCAAGCTCTGCATATTCTTAATGCCTTGCTCAAACCGTGTAAAGTTTAATTGGTACTGTTGCATTTCACCACGATACTGATAAACAAACCCAGAGGCTCCATCAATAACAATAGGAGCAAATCTATCTGGGATAGTAGTAACATCTCCATGTGCAGTTAAGTCATCAGGGAATGTAAAGTAATCAAATGTTAGAGTGTATTCTTTATCAGGAAATGGGTATAGCAAGTAGTTGTTATCTAGTGTGCGTACAATGTACTGTGGCACACTACCGTTATCAAACTGAGCTACCTTTACCCCACTACTATGCGTTGCTGCAGTAGTGCTACTAGCACCCCTAGTACAGCCTGTGAGGTCATTGCCAGATATTGCAGAATAGATAACTTGCTCACCAGCAATATGTACTGTGCCTGATGCAGCAAACCCTGTAGTAGATGTAAGGGTTAGTGTCGTAACAGAACTAGAGTGTGAGCCATTTAAAGTAGTTGAAACAATATCATCTTCTTGGTTAGCAAATTCTTTACTGATGTATTCGTTGTAATCTAGTTTAACTAAGTTAGTGCCAGAAACATTAAGATCAGTATTCTTTTTAATCCTAGCAGTATTGTAATCAATGTGTTTAGCACTAGTAGGTAAAGTGTATCTTACTGTGCCGGGAACTAATGTAGCGGTTTCTGTAGCATGATTAAAGGGATAACCAAACTCTTTCTGATTAATGTATCTGATAGCTTCATTAACAGCATTCTTACATTGAATCTGTACACCCCTAGCATCCGTAAAATTACTAGAAGTAAGTTGTACTTCGTTCATACGGGAAATAACATCGTTGGTTAATGAAAGAAATGTAAGAGCCATTATGTTTCCTCAAGATGCACTAAAGGGGCCAGCATATAGCCAGCCCCAAAAGTATATATTATATTACAGCAGATCACGTTGGGCTTCACCAGCCTCAGTGTGAGCAGCCGAAATATCTGCAATTACTGCATAGACACGAAGGCGTCCAGTAGCAGCAGCAGCACCAGCAATAACAACATCAATGGTATCTGCAGCAGCAACAAGAGCTAACGCAGCAGCCGCATAAGTAGATGCAGCACCTGTATTTACAACGTTAGCTTCACCGTTACTACCAAGTACAAGGTATGTACCAGCAGCAGCATCAAGTGCAGCACCGTCAATGATGTCATCTCCACCAGCAAAGTCAATATTACAAGTACAACTTGCAGTAAAGGACTTCATGATTTCCGCTCCACCAGCAATCATCACTGATTCAGAGGGGATTTCAAGTAGTTGGAAAATGTCACCATTAGCAATGGTAGCACCTGCAGCAATCATAGCATCAATATCTAAGATTGCCTCAATAGTCCGTACAACGTTACCAACTACTGTTGGAACAGCAAGAACGTTTGCTCCAACACCAGCAGTATCAACGGAAGTCATATCAAAAGTAGCCATAGTTTATATCCTCCCTTACGCTGCGTTATAACGAGCAGTGACGATTGCTTCTGGACGAAGAATCTTCCTACCGTATAGATGCATACCACGAACAATGTCAGCAAAGCTGTCAGGGTCACGATATGTTTCTGTCTTATTGATTTGCTCCGCAGTAGCTACAGAGGAATCGTGTCCCGCCATAATTACTCCGAGGTTAGTCAGTTGGTTTGCGGTTCCTGCAGTTCCCGGTCCAGTGCCTAGTGCTGGCAGATTGGACGAAGAGTATACACGAAAGCCATGAAAGTTGCTTACGGTTAGACCGTTACGCAGTCCACCCGAATCACCGAAGTCTGCATTCATGAAGCGTGAATCTTCATCAGCAAGAATTTCCATGAATACTGGATCAACTACCAGCCAGCGACCTTGTGAGTCAACTTGCTGTTGGTCAAGCAAACGCTTCATACGAGCAATAATCATTGCAGGAGAAACAGTTGCAGTTGGCAACGAAGTAGCACCCGGCATACGTGCAGTCACAGGAATTGAGTGAGTGCCAGCAGAGGTAGTAGTAATGTTACCAAAGTCACCTTTATGCAGTTGCATAGATGCAAGCAATTCATTAGAACCTGCAGTGCTTACGGCTTTACTACCATTAACAGTGGTGTTAAGTGTGTCAGCTTTGCTATGCAAAGAGGACTGCTTGTAACCAGCCATGTAGCCAAGAACTTCTTGGTCATGGTTATCTGCCAAACGATATGCTGCACGATTACTTGCAAGGTCCATGAAATTAACATGGCTGTGTGCCTCTTCAATATCGTCCATTTTAAAAGCAAAGTAATTAGCTTTGTCAATGACCAATGAAAAATCGGCATCCTCTAAATCTTGCGCTGTGACATTTGTGCCACGTGCATATTCACTTACAGAGATTTCTGGTTCTTTGATGATCTTGACGGTATCGCCTTGACCTGAGATTTCTCCCATGTAGTCGGAGTTAGTAATGTCACCAACAACGGTTGACTTGCGGAATGCAAGCTGTACCTGTTTGCTGTAAATGACTGGGCTAAAATTACCATTAGGTAGATTTCCATAACCCGTAGCTGTCGTAAATGCCATTGTATTATCCTTTGCATTAAGACACAGATACAAACTTAAATGTAATTAATGAGGCTAAGTCTAGTGGGTAACGTCAGTGTAAAAAGTTGGCCGACCTTTTACACAACGGGCCAATGTCTTTAGGTAGTCGCTAGAACTATTCATGTTTGTGAGGGGGTTTAACGCAGGTAGACCAAATAAGTAAGGGGCTGCGTTAAACCTATTGTATATAGTTATATTCTTTATTAAAGACTTGTCAAGCCCTTTTATCGTGCGCTGCCAGAAATATCGTAAATAAATTCACCTTTTCTGATAGCATCCATGATTTCGTCTTGATGGTTTTCGTATTGTTTAACACTCATCTTATTAACACGTGACTCAGACATCTTTGTATTGTTAGCAGTAGCGTCTGGTTGACCACGTGTGTTACGAGTATTAACTGACTTAGCAGCATCTTTGTTGTTGCTAGGTTTCTTTGTCTTGATATTCATGTCACCTTTGTACAGGTCAATAGCACGTGCAGCGGAACGGGCATCAGCATCATTTTCATACAGAGCGTCTTGTACCCACTTAGGTTGTTCCTCTGCCCAATCGTGAAACTGATCACTGTCACGTATCTCACCAAAGTCAGGGTGAATACGTAGTAGTTCTACTTCCGCTTTCTCACGTGTAGCAGACTCACGCATATCATCAATTTCTTTTACCTTGTCCTGTAGTCCAGCCTGTTGTTCACGTGCTTTCTTAATTGCAATGGTTTCAACAATAGCAGCTACATCAGGGTACTGACTTGCCCAAGCATCAATGTCTTCATCAGACTTAGGCAGTTTAATCTCTTGTTCTGTACTTTGTTTAAGCTGACCTTCTAGTGCATTAATACGTGCCTCAAGGTCTGTCTTTGCTTTCTGTGATCATCGCCGCAGATCAGCGTAGCGTTTCTTGTAACT